CTCATGTTTCAACTTATTTCCATATTCTTCTATAGAGTCTTGTAGTCCGGCCATTGATACTTTGGGTTCGATTTCATTCCAATAATTATTAAGATACTTAAAGTCACGCACATTAATAAAATTCCAGTCTGTACACATAGTTTTGTACAGTCCTTCTCTTGCACCGTATATTGCCCATAGTCCATTATCTACATCAGCACCTATCATAGTCCAAATATATAACCTATGTAAATTTTTCCAGTGACTTTTAAGTAGTTGTTCTTTTGTTACACCAATACCTTGATCTAATGTCATCTTTACACCTTCACGAAATCCAGCACGCCATGCTTGATGTGGAGTAGCATTATTCATTATTTCGCTATAAGTGCTATTCATTTGTATATATTTTATATCCCAACAAAAGTCAACTTGTGCATGGGCGTTATTAGGATCTGCATTTTCATGTGTACGCATGTTAAGAACATAGTTTTTTGGCCAACATTTAATTCCACCGTTGCCGTATGTTAATCCATTGATTGTATTTTTAGCAGTCCAACTAATTACACTAGTAGACAAGTTAGCATGTTCTTCAAAATCTATTTCTTGATTAAGAAATCTTTCATCTATAATATTATCACCGTCGATTGTAATAAACCGATCAGTTTCGCTTAGTTCTGCACATGCCTTATGAGCAGCGTCTGATCCTTCGACTCCGTGTACACGTTTAGCCCAAGGAACTTTACTACACAAATCTGCATAGTTTTTTTCTGCATTTGGCTCGTCGTAGCTTAGATATATAATGTCATAATCTGTTACTCTAAATGTTTTCCCCATTATATAATCCTATAAGAGTATGTGTCAAAAAACTTATGTGTGTACATACTTATTTGTTTATCAGAGCTTTCCCAATCGTATTTGAAAGGTACAACTATTTGCCCTTTATCTAATAACTCATTAACAGGTAAAGCAAAATTTCTATATAAAATGTTAGGATCATTCATTTCAGTAGCAAATACAGATAAGATTGTCTCCTTTATTTTTTCAGAAACTCTAAAACTTGCATTATCGTTTATAGTTAAAGATGTTTTGAAGTGCCAACTTTTATCTTCTTTCCTTCTTTCAATAACAAAATCATCAGTTCCGGTTCCTTTTTGATATTGATAGAGTTGATTATAACTTAGATAGGTTTGTCCAAGTTCTTCTATTACTCCAAAATCTAAATTTATATTAGCATCTGCATACAAGATTACATTGTCAAGAATCTTGTCATAATCACTAAGAGAAAAATCTATATTTGCAGGTAAATCTTTCTTTGCTCTAAAAACACTATCTGAAAACCATACATGTTGACCTGATAGATGTTCTAGTTCTTTATACCAAACATCGACATATATGCCTTTATATATTTCTTGGTGATGATAATCGTCGTATATTTCTTTAATTTTGTATAACCTATCTTTTACATCATAAGTATTATTTTTAAAATCACGTCTTTTTAGAATATTAGTTTTCTGTACATTATCATATGTTACTAAGTATTCATTTTGTTTGTAGCGACCTTTTATTATATCTTTTACTTGATTGTGATTTACTCTTATCATAGGTTGATCGCTAGATATATTAGTATTTGAAATTTTAAGAATTTCACCTGATAACTCATTGTAATACACATAGCTGTGCGTATTAATAGCAATTTGCTTATTTACTCTTTTCAAAACGTTTACTAAATCAGACATTTAAAATACTTTCTAATTCTATGTTTTCTAAAAAACTTGTTTCGGTATAATGCAAAATACCATGCTGTTTATAATTTCCTAATTTAAGATCTAAGTCATTGTTGAAATATACTCCAATCGATTGTTGCCACGAATCTCCGTATCTTTTCCATTCTTGAATACGTGGCTTCATATGAGTAAATGTAATTTCTGTATTTCTTTTATTTGTAACTTTATCTTCAATGTCTAATAACATAACTGCTAACGCTGAGGCTACATCGATACTTAAACAAGACGGTGTTTCTTTGATAAGAAATTTCTCGTAAAATATTTTCCAATCCTTACATATTAACTCTAGCATATCAAAAAAGTCATCTGCTAGTTTACATTTCTTAAAATAATACATACCTGTATATATGTTAGGTAAATTATTAGCCACAAATGTTTTACGATATGCATCACTAGTGACCAATTTGTCTCTGTATGTTTTTACCTGGGTAGTAAAATACAATTCATAATTGTCAAAGTAGTCCCACCAAGATGAAATATCTTGCAGTATAAACATATCTGCATCAAATACTACTGTTTCGTCGTAAGGAGTACTATGATATACTTTCCAACGGTTTTCAACTTTCCAGGATGAATTTGCAGCAGCATCGCCGTATGGTATAGGAATAATATGATCAAACAACCCTTTATACTCTTCTGGTATTATATCGTTAGTCATTATAGATATTCTTGCATCAGTATTAAATTTATGTAAACTTGCTGCTAGATAACATGCTTGTTTTACATAATCATCGAATACTATAGGTTCTAGTTGAAATAAATGATTGTAGTATAAAACTTTATCGCCCGCCTTTGCATCTTCGAACCATAATGATTTATTTGCATCTTCGTATAATTTTATGTCTGTCACAATTATTTCAGCTGTCAAATCATTTATAACTGTACTATCACATGTCATCTTGTATACTATATTGTCTTTAAAAACATGCTGGCCTGTTACATATGATAATTCTTTATAATATACATCAATAAATATGCCTTTATAAATTGAGTTTAGTTTATAAGGCTTTTTATCGTCTTCTTCCTTAATTGTGTAAAGTTTGTTATTCGATAAAACTAAATCGTTTAAATGAGCGCGATGAAAATTTAAATTATTGTTTTCATCATCAATTAATCTAACATTTTTAACAACTAATTCCAAATTTAAATTTTTAAATTTTGTATTTGGTGCACTAGTTGTCTTTAATTTATAGACACATTTATCATTATATATGTGCTGTCCTTTAATATAAACTAATTCTTTATACCACACGTCAACGTGAATGCCTTCGTATTGAGGCTGAAGACTATGATTAGGAGCAATTCTGTAGTTATAATCAATATTATTTTGTGCTACAATAACATATCCTTTACTCATTTATTACCCTCTCTAAACTAAACTTGTTCATTACGTGTACATCTAATCCGGTAGTACTCAATAAAGTATACTGTCCTTCATACTTTTTTTTATGAACTAAAAACGTAATATTTTCATTTTTGATATTCCATAATATATCTTTGTCGATTGCAAAATAATGCTTTCCAGGTAATTGAGTAGAAACAACATTATTTCCTGTAAACCCGCTCATAATATGTATTGCAATACTAAATGCAAAATCATTTCTAAATAGGGTTGAATTTATATCATATACATTTTGATAATATTTCCAATTTTCTTCTATATGATCTATAAGATTAAAATATATATCGTTCTTTTTAGACTTTTCAAAGTACACTACAGTAGCCCAATAAAAATCTATACTCTTATCGCTTATATATTTAAACTCGCTAACATCTCTTACATTTGAAATTTCATAACTGTCTTTAAACATCATTAAATCAGCAGTGATATCAAAACAGCTATTAAGGATATTACTAGAAACTAGATAATCAGTATCCATCAAAATAGTTTGATCATATGGTGATTTATAATAAGCAACTGTTCGGCTATGATTTTTAAACATTAATATCTTATGCGCCATTGCACCATCATAATAAATTTTAGTGTTATTAGATGTTTTATAGTCAGTAGTAATTATTTTATCAAATATATTATTTGATATTTCAACTGCATAATCAGGACTATCTGTTATTAATGTTACCGGTAGCTTTAAATATTCATGTATGCGAGTTGCACAAAATATTGCTTGTTTAACATAGTCAACGGCGCCATTATTATTTGCAATTAATACTACTCCTTTAGTCATTGTTTACTAATGATCCAATATCTCTATTTTTTGCCAGTTCAGTATACTTTTGATGATACTTGTTTGATGTTTCAAAATACTTTGAAAGTATCTCTTCTAAAAACATTTCAAGGTTGTCAATTTGAATCGGTGTATCATTATCGTCGACTAGGATAATATTTTCAATATTACCTTTTTCAACAAGTAAGGTTACAAACGTAATAAGTTCTTTAGTAACCGTAAATTGCCCGCCTTGCACAAAATATAGTAACGACTGAAAATAGTGTTCTTTAATCATTCTCTTTTGATTATTAATTGTTGTTATGTAGTTTGAAAACTCAAGTGCTTGCGATAATCTTTCGTCCATAGAATACTCCTATTTTCATTATTATAACATAAAATTAAGAGCGTGTCAAGAGCCTGATGATAAATTTGTTATTACAGCATAAGTCGGTTCGTCGACTTTTACAGTGTCATAGGTAGTAGTGCCTATTGTAACTTCACCCCATGGTTTTACAGCTTCAACTTGGCTTGTTAAAGTTCCTAACACTAATTCATCTATATCAGGAAATCCATCATTTGCATCAGCCTCTGTTAGTGCAGAGTTATTTACATCGTCATATGTAATTTTAAAATCTAAGCGAGAATCGCTTACTTCTTTTACCTCAACTGTGTAAATATTCGGTGTATAAGCCACTGGGCTTCTAGAAAATAATTGGGTGTAAGTATTATTTGCAGAGATATTATAATTTCCAAACTGGTTTAAAAAAACAACACTAGCACCATCGGAAGTGTAAGAATCATTGTAGCTAAAATTTAAAGTTCCATAATCAAGAGCATTTGCCCAATCAGAGCCTTTGGCTGAGGTGTCGCCTGTCAAACTAGAACTAATACGAATTATTCCTCCAGCATTAAAATAATGTCTTCTATGTTCAGCACTTGACCATGTAAGACTAAATTCGTGAATTAATTGCTGATTCCATCCTGTAGTACGTTGGTTAGCAGCATATGCAACCTCGTCTACTTGAGAAGTATGAACAACAAATTTATCTGTTTCTATAGTGGTAATAAGAGATTGTAAATTAGTATAATAAAGATGCTCTACTAAATCTGTATTAGTAGTGTTTGTTGCATAATCACCTGTAACAAAGTCTTCTATTGTAAAATTATCTGCACCAATTTGATGCACTCTTGCTCTGACTACATCGATATAGAGATCTTCGTATTGTTCTGCTGTAATCAATGTAGTTTGCGGAGCAGTTGGTTCGTGCGTATCACTATTACTAGATTGTCCCCACCCAGTTTGAGGTGATCCAGCCAAACTAGTTGTTAATATAGCAGATATTTGATCTTGTAGACTGTTATAATTAGCAGCAGTAATTTTTATTGTTGTAGGCATCTAAACTCCCTCATATAGTTCAGTGACTATTTCATATAAAGGCGGCGGCACTTCTACATTAAAAATATCATCTGCTGGCTCAGTGAAAACACCTTTTGCTCTAAAATGTCCTATTGTAGCAGACATATCTCCTAATACTAAATCATCTACTTGTCCAGATAAAGCTGCATCATCGAATTCATATTTAAATTCAATAATCCTATCTGCAAGTAATTTTGCACTAATCTTAAAAGTGTTTGCTGAATAAATTCCACCTAAGCTAATACCAGAACTAGATTTAGAAAATAATAGTTTATAATCGTTAAAGTCTAAATCATTATTTCCTATAGGATATACAATGCCTTGTGATGTTCCAATAGTTTCATCGTATCCAAATTTTACAATTCCAGCTAAACTTAATAGTTGCGACCAATCTCCTGATTTAGCACCTTCTGGTAAAGATAGACTTGCTTCCATTCTAATCTCGCCGCCACTATTGAAAAATGCACGTCTATGATCATAAGAGTCGAATATTGCTTTTACAACAAAATTAATTGTAGTATTCCACCCGTCTGTTCTTTGTGAGATAGCTGGTAATCCGGTATTGGCTAATGTTCCAGTTTCTGCTACACCTTGAGTCGAATGGCAAATAAACTTATCTAATTCTATATTATCCATTAATAATTCAAAATCAGCAAATCCTTTTGCAAAACCTTCCGGGTCGATTGTGTTAACTCCGTCGTTGTCTACAAAGAAACTTTCTTCATCTGCAATTACATTACTATCTTTTACTATCCGGGTGTTTTTGATAATATTAGTAATTTCGTTATTGTCTAAACCAATTTGATGGATCCTAGCTCTTAGTAAATCAATATATAGTTCATTTACATCAGCCGCTGTTGCGATATTTTTATTACTAAGAGGGTCTGTTGATACTTGTGAGCTAGTTTCAGCTGGTCCATAATTTCCTGTTGATTCGCTATAACCTTGTTTATATCCAAAGTCTCCGCCGCCGAATCCTAAAATTCTTGTGATACGTGTCTGAAGGTTATTGAATCGGTCTGCTGTAACTGTATCACCAATAGCCATTTACTATCCTAAAAAGTTGTTATATTCTCATAATATGGAGCAGGAACCTCCACGTTCAAGTATATATCATTTTCGGAAGCAAAGGTACCTTTAGAACGGTAGTGATTTACAAAACTACGCATTGTTCCTTGCACATACTGAAAGGAATCAGCAGATACGTCATCATATACCATTCTAAATTGTATTTCTGATGCATTAATTTCTTTTGCACTTATTGTAAAATTATTACCTATGTATCTGCCGTCATCGTATTCGCCACGGCTTTGTTTTATAAACAAAGGTCCGGTAAGGTTTGTTCCAGTGTACACATCGTATTGATCTGAAAGTTGATAATTTCCGATTGCCGATAGTATTGTCGGAGGAGATACAGTGTCAGTGCTTGTAGATTCACAATAATTATAACCAAACTTAAATATTCCAGCTAAAGATAATGTTTGTGCCCAATCTAAAGATTTATTACCAGCAGGATTATTTAATAATGCACTTATACGCAATTGGCCGCCACTATTAAAAAAGTGTCTGCGGTGATTTGCATTTCTAAAACGCACTCGTACTTCGTGTGTTAATCTAAAATCCCAAGGTCTTACTCTAAAAAAGCTTTCGCCTGTTTCTTCAACTGCCATTGATTCATGAACAAGAAATTTATCACGCTCTACAAGATCCATCATACGTTCAAAATCACGCATACCTAATAACTGGCCATTAGGATCCTCAGTCTCTACACCTAAATTTGAGAAAAAGTTGCTTGTTTCATCTGCAATTAGATTTAAATTAGATACTAATCTAGCGTTTCTTACTACATTTGTGATTTCAGAATTTTCATAACCTATTTGATGTATTCTTGCTCTAAGAATATCTATATAGAGTTCATTTAAAATTTCAGCTGTGGCAATGTTTCTGTTACTTTCATCTAAGATAGATACACCCGAACTAGACACACGGCCCCCGTATCCTGAGATTCCTTGTCCGTATCCTGAGTCTGAGTTTCCGCTTCCTAAAACAGTTGCTATTCTTCTTTGTAAAAGGTTAAACCTTGATGCTGTAACAATATCACCGACAGCCATTTATTTTTCCTTATACTTTAAGAACGCACTCTACTAGTTTTTCGCCTTCATCGTTGTTTGATTCTAGTGCTATGCCTACCATTGCTGTCGAAGCAATAGTTGTGCATACACCATCTTGCCAAGCGTAAACTGCCATACCTTTTGAAACTGGACCTTTCACTCTTACTGGTAAACGTCCTTTAAGTCCAATGTATTGACCTTCTGCTTCTGAATTCATCATAAGTGCAGGATCAGTTGATACAACACCGATACAGAAAGAACTTGCCTTAGCTGGTTCTACTTCATGCTCAGGATCAGCACTGACTGCTACTGCTGTGCCTGGTTCTAGTTCGCAGCAAGTGGTATACTTTTCTGCAAGGTCAGCATAACGAGCTTGTGTAGCTGTACCAGTAATTACGTTTGCTGCCATGTTTCCTGAACTATCTCTTGAAACAATCTTATTGGCAGTAGCTGCAACACTAGCAGACTGATAAGGTACAGTAGCATTATCGTCTACTGCTAATAGTGCAGCTCTATCTGCTTCGCCTTTAAATGCTGTAGCATGTACTTCGCTAAATTTATAACTCAAATTACCTAGTGAAATGTTATTATTTGTAAATGGAGCCATTTCGTTATGCTTAATAACTAGTGAAGTTATGCTTGTTCCACTTTCATTTGTTGCTTTAAATCTTATTTCACTACTATTACCAGTTTGGTTTTCGATAATAGCTTTATCACCGTTTTCGATTGATAATTTAAGATCTAATTCATTTCCTATAGTTAATCCTGTATCACTAAATGTAACTGTATTTGTAAAATTAGGAGATCCTGTTGTAACATAATTAGCAGCATCAATGCCACCTAATTTTGCAGCGTTTGACGCTGTTCCGTGGTATTGAAATACTCTATCTGCTACTTCTGCACTATTTGTAACGCCGTTATCAGCATTCATAGTCCATTTCATAGTTAAACCTTTACGGATTCTATCAAATCCTTCTATCGGATTAACAGCATTTAGTGTAAATTCATTGGAACTAATAATATAAACAACAGTATCGTCGATAATAGCTTGAATAATACTTCTAGATGTACCGGTTGAATCTTGAACTTCGGCACTAACCATGTTTGTTACGCCTGAGCCAGCAACTTGAGGACCAACCAATACAAAGTCTCCAGTGGCATTTAAAACATATAATTGTTGTGTGCTATTATTCCACCAAAAGTCTCCTTCTGATAGTCCATTTGGTGTGGTAGCTTTTACTTCAGAACCACCTGTAGCTTTCCAATATCCTACACCGGGCGAAGCATTGTCTGATGCTACAAAATATTTAATTTTATTTTGAGTTGTATCAAACCAAATCTGTCCTCTAATAGCTCTTGTAGGAGCGTTGCCGCCTGCAAAGTTTTCTAATAAGAATAATAAGTTCTCGTTTTGGATTTCTCCGTACCCTGCGTAGTTTTTACCAATAAATTTAATATTGGTTGTTTGATCTATCGTTCCGTCCTCTACAATAGTAAGTTGCGAGTTATCAAATCTATCTATCTGGTATGCCATACTGGTTGTTCCTCTAAATTATGTTATGTATTTATCCATTAATACTGTGTTGTAGCTTGCCAAACCCAAGTCGGTGTAGTCAAACCTGTGTTAGGATCATAATAGTCCTCAATTTCATATTCTAATAATTGTCTGTTCGGTGATGCAAATTCGATATTTGTAAACGCAATATCTCGCACAACTGGTTGGTTTTGAGTGCCGCCGGCGTCAACAGCAACAGTCTCAACATTCTTTGCACCATCGATGTTAATTGTAACACTAGAATAACTATATGTATGAATATTAGCTACTTTACCAATATTTCGTGCTTCTGCAGGAAATAAATCTTGTATATATCCTGCTAACGTATCTAGATATTGAGCATCTGTATCTAATCCTGTAACGTCAAATGTTAATGTTAAGGGAGCTGTTAAGAACGAGCTATCAACATAAAGTTTATTTGCAGCGTCTTGGTTTAATTCAGGTGGTGCAATATTCCTAATTTTTCTTTGCTGAGTTAAGTTTATATCTCCGCCTGCACTAATATTAATAGCACTTTGGGCGTTAATATTTAACACAGTAGTTGATGTAAATGTGTTACCGTCAAAGTTTAAATTATCTACATTAAGACTAACTAGAGTTCCTACTCTAACAAGATCATCAGCAAATGTAATATTTTGCAAACTTTCGCCTGCAATTTTAGTTACGCCTGCAATAGTTAATGCTCCTGTTTCTTCTAATATATCAATATTTTTATTAAATGTCCAACTATTAGTTTCCTTGCGCCAAGTAATTGTTTTGTCGCCTTCAGTTGATCTAAGCTCAATACCACCACCGTCTGCTAAATTATCGTCTCCTGCTAATCCTTCAGCAGTAACAGCAAGTTTAATTGATTTGTCCAAAACTTGCAATGATGTAACTTCAACGCTCAACTGTTCACCTTCAACTGTTAGGTTACCTGTGATACGCATATCGCCTTCTAAGTCTAGTGTATATTGCGGCAATCTGCCAACATTAAATATACCCATTCTGCCTTCACTAGCATCAATTCTAATAGCATCAACAATTTGTCCTTGGTTAGCACCTGAGCGCACACGCAGTCTTAAATCACTTGCTGTAAGGCTATTTTCAATAAAAAAGTCATTACCTTGAGGACGCATATTTACAAAGGCATTATCTGGAGTAGAAAACTGTAAGCCTTGTGTGTTTCTTATATCTAAACTTCCTAATGTCAAACTATCTTGATCTGCTCGAATAAATTGATCAGCTGTAAGAAAACTTCCGTCCTGTGTTTTAATTTTACTTGTGCTTTCAGCAACACCAATAAATTGGAAGTTTTCTTTCTCGTATACATTAAATCCTTTAAAGATAATACCGTTAGGATTATTATCATTTACTAGTTGAGCAACCTGATCTTGAAGTGTTGGAATAAATTCTGAATTACTGAACAGACCTACTTCACTGTTTGCAATAAATAATTTTACTACAGCAACATTTGAACCTGTTGTACTTCTAATGTTTTCTACAAATAATCCGCTCTTACCTTGACTAGTTGTATATCCAGGGCCGATTAATAAAGGATCACCGGTGCCATCAAAAAAGTATAGCTGATCGTTTCTATTATCAAACCAAAAATCACCTTCAACTAACTCTTCAGGCTGTGTTGCTTGTACAAAAGGCTCACCCGTTGACTTCCACTGTGTGCCAGTATATAATTTTAATTTTTCATTACTAGTGTCCCACCATAACTGACCGCGCAACGGATTACTAGGAGCAGCAGTATTTGAAAAATTTTCAAGTAATTTAATAAAGTTTTCATTAAAAGCTTCACCGTAACCTCTATAGCCACGACCTACAAGTGTTAAGTTGGTGCTGTTTGTATCAACCTTACCGTCTATTAGATCTACTAATATTGTGCCGTCTGTTTTGTTTAGTTGATAGCTCATTCTGAAACTTCTCCGTAGTAAATAATGTAATTTAATGCTAAGTATGGGTTCATAACATTTAATGGCGCACTAAGTCCTGCAGAAGTATTAACCCCTCCTGTATTTAAAATACCTTGGAAGCCTGAGGTTCCCGATTCAAGTGATATAGGATCAGCATCGTTATCTTCAATCAATACTCCAGGATTATTAGGATCTTCTGTTTTTTGTGAAATAGCATAAAATTGACTGTTATCTCCACGTAGCTGATGTTCGTGTTGAGGTAAATTTTGTAGTTCAATTTGCGAAGATTGACTACCTAAGCTTGAACCGACCTTGTCCGCTCCTATACCAGTAAATGCGTTACCTATGATGCTAAAAGTCTTAACACCACTTGCTTCAGTAGAATCAACAGTGATTGTTAAATCATGTGCAGGTGATGCACCTCCAAAAATTATACCTGAAATTGTAATTTTATCGTTTACTTCATACCCCTGTCCTGGATTAGTAACTTGAACAGTATATATTCCTTCATTTGTTTGTACAGCAAATACTGCATTGCTACCTGTACCAATTGTGTTAATACCCTGTAAATTTTTAAAACTTTGAATTGAACTTGTAACTCTGTTTGCAGGTGTTCCGCCCATATTGTCTACACCCAAAGGCATGCGTCCACGCATATCTGGTAGTGCAAATGTAGCAGAACCTCCATCACTTAACAGTGTAGGATCTAAAAAGTTATGCCCTATTACTGCCCAAAGCTGAGCGTAAGCAGATTTACTAACAACTTCACCGTTACATATTAACCATCCTGCAGGTGCAACATTACCACCAAATGGAAGAATACTGCCTACTGGTGTGATAGGCACAGTTTTTATAAAGTCACTTTTTGTAACTCTTTTGACACCTGTATTACCTGATGTAACATTGATTAATAATTCATCTGTGCCCGCTACATTAGAAATTGCATCTCTACTAGCAATAAATGTGTTCTTAATAGAGATATTAAAAACTTTTTCCTCTCCAGTACTTCCGTCAAAGTCAAAACTAGGAGCTTCTACATCTCCTGAGACGCTAAAAGTAGTTGCATTAGCAAGCTTGTTAGCTTTGTCTGCTGTACCATTCACCGTACCAGTAACATCACCTTCTAAGTTTCCTTTAAATTTTAATGCATGAACTGTATTAAATTTAGTATCTTCATTTCCTAAATCAATTTGCTCAGTAATAGATGGCATAATTTTACTACTTACTGTAGTTTCCCCTGTTATGTTGAGATCGTTACCTACATTAAGATTTTCTGCTATTCCTACGCCGCCAGCGGTGACTAATGATCCTGAATTAATATCAGTACTAGAAGATGTATTTTGAATAGTTATTACGCCACTTGTTGGGTCATCTGGAATTGGTGTTACTTTAACATTGCCAACGACATGCAATGCTTCATCTGGTGAAGTATTGTTTACACCGAATGTTCCGTTGCTTGCTACTGTTAATACATCATTAAATTTGTCGCCGTCTCTTAAAGAAAATTTGATATTAGATGCGTTTTTACTAGCAATAAACTGTATGCTGTCTGTTTCGCCTGCCAAAACTTTTATGTTTAGATGGTCTTCAGATCCAATCTTAACCCCATCATTTGTTTTTACTCTTAATTGCTGTTCCATAGTTCCAGCAGCATCAGTTCTAATAAAGTTTTCAGCTGGAACATTTTGTGAGCCAGTTGCTGTTGTAACTACTAAAGATTTTGCCTTTTGAGCTACACCTTGGAATTTAATTGGATTGTTTTCTTCAAACGGTGTTTCGTCTCTGATGTTTAAACCTTTTGAAATTGCGCTAAATCCATCAATCTTAGCTTTTGGTGTAAAGTTCTGTGAGCTAAGAATAGCATAAGGAACACCTTCTACAAACAGAGTAAATATCTCTACAGTTTCTTCTGTAGTTGTTACAATTTCTTGTTTCCTGCCACCTGTAAGTAGACCTAAAGAAGTTTCAGGACCTATTAATACCCAAGCTACACCAGTATAAACAAATAATTGCTGATTGGTAGTATCAACCCATAAATCACCTGATGTAGATTGTGATGCAGTCGGTCTTGCAGAAGATTTAGTAAATCCGCTGGCTGTTTTCCATTGTGTGCTATCGTATACTTTTAATTGGCTTTCTGTGCCTCCTGTATCATACCAAAGCTGTCCTTCTACCGGGGTTACAGGTTCGGTAGGCGATGCAAAATTTTCTAATAAGTGTAAAAAGTTTTCAGCTACTGCTTGTCCGTACCCTGTAGCCCTTTTTCCAGGTAATTGCATACCTGTTTCGATATTAATTAAATTATCTTCAACTAGTATAACACCTTTATTAGCTTCGTCGCTATATCTTACCTCATATGGCATTATGCATTACCTCCTGAAAGGCTTTGTATTCTTACAGTATAATCAATCTGTATTAGTCTATTAAGTGACTTTTGTATAGGGTGGAAAATAACATGAGTTATAAGTCTACCTGTAGCATTTGGATCACTAGATTTGCTTCTTAAACCTAATTCATCAAATACAAAATTCCCTTCCATGTCTGTAGCATTGTCAAATGCGTCTTGTCCGTTAGGCTCGCTATAATCTAACAAGCAACTTACTAAAACATCTGTATAATTTGTGCCACTTACATGCCTTGTTTCGATATAATTATTATTAGGATTTTTATTTAATAATCCATCATCTACTACAACTTTTGAATAAGTTTGATTATATAAACTTGCATTAGTGCCGGTTGAATTAGGAGTTAAGTAAGCAATTATACCTGTAGGATCAACACTTGTGCCTCCATTTCCAAAACTCATTTCGTATATAAAACCTTGGCTCATGTTTGCAATACTCTCCGCCAACGCTAAACTCATGTTTTCGTAGTGTATAGCATTTCTCTTTTGTACAAAAATTTCGCCATTAGAAGGATCATATATTTTAATATGTCCCTGTACCGAAACTCCGTTTAATTCGTTTATACTATCCATTTATTTGTTTCCTATACTGTATTTATTAGTTTCCTGCTCTTAAGAAAAATCCGATGCTTGTTTCAGTTTCAGTAATTGATTCGCCTAGGCGATGCCAAATATTTCCTTTTTTCCTTACAATAACTATATTCTTTTGCTCAATGTTTAATATTGATGGACTTTTGATTACTATTCTTGCGTTTGACTGATTATTATAATATTCTATCTGGTAATCTGCAGGCACTATAGAATCTGCTTCTGGAGAATCTAGTGCTGCTGCTGCATCAAATTTAGCAAACGGTTTAGGATTTAACCTAATTCCGTTTACAAATACTTCAAATTCATCAGTAGATAACGGCAAAAAGTTAAGATTTATTGTATCTACATTTGTTGCAGTTTGACTTTGAGTTACGTCTACATAAGGTATAAACTTACTTATATCTGCTAGATATACTTGTTCACCTTTAGGATGCACACTAGCAACTCCTGTACCTAACGTTCCTCTGCGTAATTGCTTTAACACATTTCCTTCTTTTATTAGATACTCTATACGCTCTTTATTAATAAACAACACACCTGGAATATTTTTTGATCTATCAGGTTCTATTAGATTTGTTCCATCTTCTACTTCTATAGATAAACTAGTTTCTGTAATAGGCTTCACAAGTTTTGTAGGTGATGAATCAATTCTACTGTAAGTTGTTCTATTTAAAATATCCTTAAATATCCTGTATCGAACAATTGTAGAATCATCTCCTAGAGTAGTTACTTGAATGTCTAGTGTATCTTGCACTTGACCTGGAACTAATTCTTCAACACTTTTACTTGTTGTAGGTGTAACAAAACTATCTCCATCTACAATAATTTCTTCAGCAGTTATACCTTTAGCATTTGAATAATTTAAATTTCCGCCGTCTAGATCTAGATCATATGTTTTAGGATCAAATAATATACTACCATCACTTGTAGTTTTTCTAACAATAAATGCTACTCTATCCTCATCTGCTGCTTTAGTTGTAGTTGCATCTAAATCATCAAGATATAAAACCTGTGTGCTGCCGTCACCGATAATTGTAAGGCAAGTTGCATTAAGATTTGTCTGTTGAGGTGTTCCAAAGTTAGGATCATCTAATCTAACATTGTTAACTATATTACCTATAGAATCATACCCTACTCTATAAACATTATAGGCAATATTATCCTCTAGAGGTTTACTGAGAACAATACCGGTTGAATCATCCATATAGACAATTTCATCTTCGATAGTATTTTCTATTTCGTCCCAAACATCGTTAAACCATCCTTTAGTATCCCAGCCAAAGTTTGCTGCAAATTCAAAACTTTTGATTTCTACTCCGCCGTAATCAACACCGTCCATAAGTTGTGCAATATCATTACCAAATGCATTTTCACCTGGGGCATATGCAAATTTAATTCTATCCACTGCATTAAGCATATCAATAGATCTTACATAGGATATAGAAACAGTACTATCTAGAGCAGGAGCATTATTTAATTCAATTTGTCCTAAGTATCTTGTGTAACTTTTTGAAGTATCTTTTATATTTGTCACTGTAAATTGACTAGACAAAATCTCTACACTATTAACAACAATTTGTATAGTACTTTTATCTAAGTTTATTGGAAACAGTAAATCAAATTTAGTCTTACTTCCAGAACCAGTAAATGTTTCAGTATTGCCTAGTGCATTTATATCTAAAATATTTTCAACACTATTTCTATCAAATTTAACTTTTGTTTGAAAAGATCTAGTTAAATTTTCTCCAAGAACTGCTATTGCAGTAGCCGGCACACCTTGACTGTTAGGTGGTGGTGTAATTTTAATGGTAGGAATTTGTGTATATCCGTGTCCTTTATTTGTAATTACTATGTTAGTTATTGTTCCATACCCTACATATGCCTGTGCAGTTGCACCATAGCCGTTACCTACTATTTCTACTTTAGGTGCCACTGTATATTCTGTGCCTGGATTAAGTATGTCAATCCTTATTATACTAGAACCAATATTTTCTAACCAATTCTTATACAGACCCTCATTTAATTTTCTGTTATCAGTAACAATTGTACCGTCTTCTACAGTAACACTAACTGGTAAAATTTTGTTTACATCAGAATCATAATATGATGGTAAATCAAAATCAGTAGTCATTGTAGGTGCTAACTCAGTCTTTTGAAAATTACTTATAAATTCTCTAATATTAGTTTTATAAGGTTTTACTTCTTCTATATACTTTTTATAATTTTCTAAATTATCAACATTATAAGTAAGATCTTGTTCTAAATTTCCTGCTAAATGTTTTACTTTAATAAAGCTTGTTTTAAAGAACCAATCTGGCGTCTGTTCAGTAAGTATATAACGTAATGTTGAAATAAACAATTGATTATATTCAATACGTAAATCCTTAATAAACAAATTATTTTTGACAGTTTCTAATATAACTCTTAATTCAAACCTTGGATCAATATCGAATAAGAAAGAGTCAAAACTCTTATTATCAAACCCTGAATTACTTGTTTCTGTTTTATAAAGGTTATCTTTAAATTGAATTGTACCGTTTTCTCTACCAATAGTTTTATAATCGTTTTCTGTACCAACGTTAACTTTTTCTAAAATCGCCCAGCCACCGGTGCCTACATTAGCAACCTTAATAATGTCGCCTAATTTATCATCTATAAAAGATAATTCATAAGTATTATTAACATTAAAATCAGTAGTTGTTAAGACATTATATCCGCTTTCGTACCAATCTACATATTCCCAATATTTGGTTACATCATAGCTTTGTACTTTAATTCTATTCCATTTAAATTGTTCGTCATCATAAGAGTACATACTCCACTTATTGTCAACTTCAGAATCTGCTTCAACTAATACTGTATGTTGTCTAACAATAATTTGTGTAGACTCAGAATAATTTTTACCACTATAGATTACTTTAACATTTGTAATTTGTCCTAAATTGTTTATAGTAAAATCTAATCTAGCATCTTGTCCTATACCCTTAATTTTGTAAGTAGGGGCTTTTTTATATCCTCTACCAGGATTAACAATTTTTACATTTATTATAGCACCATTAACAACAATTGGTTCTAGTTGTGCTTGTTTAACTTTTGTGCCAACTAACGACAATTGATCAAGTGTGTCGATTTTAACATCATACGCTCCTGACTCAAATGTAGGTAGTGGATCTCTGTCGTTAATATTACTAATATCAAATTTTTCAATTACTAATTGATTTTTAAGCACAGAATTTACTCTTTCTACATATTGTTTAAGTGCTTCTCTTCTGTTTTTAAACATGCCTTGTCTTGGTGAGGACTGAACTCCATATTTTTGTTTCTCGGTAAGATCAGCATCAGGCACAGCTCTGTTATTAACATCAAATCCTATTAAACTATCAAACCATTTTAATTCAATATCAGATGTAGGTCCACTTGTTTCTAATCCATCTGTAATTAACTTATATGCTGAATGATTATTTTGATTACTTACATCTGTTTCGCTATAACGTATAGCTAACACAATATCCTTGTCATATATCAAACCATTACAATTATTCAAAACTAATCTATTGCTACTCAACATACTTAGATATCTATATCCTTGTTGTCTAGGCGCAGCAATTAATCTAGCAATGTCTAATGTTGTTAATGTACGATTTGATTTTGCAGGAATAATTTTTGTATTTTTAACCCAATAATAATACTTTTCTGCAAAAGTTTGACTCTTTTCATCAAAGATAAATTTTTTACTATATTGTGTATTTCCATACAGTGTTGTTCCTGTAACTTCGTTTTCTATACCTTGTACAGTATCAGCAATATTATCCCAATCATCTGGTAGTAAATCTGTTTCTACCCATTCGTAAACATCAACAGTTGCGCCAGGCTGTAATTCGTTCCAGTTGTCTCTTTGATAATTTATATCTCCTTGGTATGGATATGTAAATGTAGAAGTTCCAGTATTCCACCATACTGTACCTACATGATTTTCTGCCCAAAACATTGTGTCAGCATTATCACCAACATTATAATATGCTGGATCGAACGGAACTTTATAGTTAATATTTTTATCTGCTGGTCCTGCGATCTTTCCTTGGATAGGATCGATATAATCTAAATATGTAATGATAGAATTTGTTCTCTTATTGTATAAAAATGCTCCTTGTATTTTATCAAGATCTACTGGATTAATTAATTGTCTAGAAACATTCCAACCTTTAACATTTATTTTCTTCCTATAATCGTAAAGCGCACCTACATATACATTATTTTCCTTTGCAGGAACACCTATATAAATGTGATTATTATTAATAGCAACAGTCTCTCTGAGCTCTTTAGTAACATTGTCGTAAGAAATACTCTCAGCAAATATAAATTTGTCTTTTATTTTTTCGTAAACATAAATTACACCCGGATCGTAATTAACTTTTTGAAATTCAGTTTGATCTAAATCAAACAATGTTTCATCAGCGTCAAAAATTGTAGATATAAGCACAATCCCTGCAAAACTTGCTACTGATAAAACATCCTCAGCAAACGAAATACTATACCCAAAGTTTAGTGATACCGAGTTTTTAGGAGGATCTAATGTTTGTGTAAGATTATATATTCCTGCTTCGTTTTTATAAAGATATACTTTGCCTACATTTGTTCCGTTATCACTATTGTGTGGCTCTGCAATAGCTAGAAAACTACCACTACTGTTAAAGTCATATGACATACCAAATTCAGTATTATTAGTTGGCGGTATAATAGTTTGAGTAGAGATATATCTACCTGATATAGTACTACCATAAATTCTTATTTCTTTAGTAACAGAGCTATCAGGCGCAGTTTTTAGTATTTTAATTGCTAGAGAAGTTGCTGTGTCATTGAGTTGAAAATTTTCTATTGCTATTTGACTACTGTCAGTAGATTGAGGAGTGAGATAATTTTGGTAAACAACGTCCGATACTAATGCCCATAGATTATTGTCAGAATCAGGTAAAACGCTAGAAGTAGCAAAATTTGTATTTGCTTTATAATATAAGTTATTGTATTTTACAATATCTCCTATTCTATATTCATGAGTGCTTTCCCAATTACCTTTATAATAAGGATCTATTAAACGTCTCCAACTTGTAGGTTTAAAAACATTTATATTTAAAATAGACCCATCTGATTGATCTGCAGGCGTAATAGTTTGTTGAACTTCGAAATATTTTCCGTTAAAGAAAACAATGTCGCCAATATTATAGGATATAGTTCTATTCCAAGATCCTCTAAATCTATTTTCATCAATAGGACTATTTTCAAAATATTCTATACTAGAATTACTAGCAGCATAAAGTTTATATCCTGTATCAGTTGATATAATTTTTACAGTTTTACCAAATTGAGAATTTACCACATCATACGATTGTTCGCTTACAATTTGTGCTACCCTGATATATTGATCAGGAGCAGATTTATAGTATATTATTACAAGCCCTTGATTCTCTACTCCAGGATTTAAATTATCACTAGATTTTACAGATTCACCTTCCGGTGTTGTAATATTATAAACTTGACTCCAATTTCTGTTTAAAGAACTAGGAATATCTGCCTGTGTTGGAGCTCCTGCTAAACCAAACATTTCTGTATAAAAATAGTATTCATTGTTTATTAGTGTAGGAGATTGAGAAAAGCTAAAATTATTTTCAGCTTCAAATACTAAAAACTTTCCTACAAAATTTCCTGTAGGTACAATTACACTATTAGCATAATCAACTTGATTATTTACTGTACGAATTCTGCCAATATCTGCATTTCCACGTTCTCTAATTAGTCTTACAATTTGAACGTTTTGTTTTAATTGCCAATCACCTTCGATAATTTTAATGTAAACACGTCTGCGGTTTTCTTGTGCGCTACCAAAAGTTTTTACATAAACTACTTCTGCTTTATTAAAAGGCGCTAAAGGTGTTTCACTAATTAATAAGTTTGTATCTAAAGCAAACTGATTATCGATAATTATATCGCCAACTTCAAATTCTTGTTCACCAATTTGAGCAACGTTAACATCGTTTTCAAAGTCAATGTATCCGTCCCAGATATCAGATACTACTTGTGTCTTATTTAAAATATCATATGTAAATCCTGCATTTGCAAAATCATTTGTTATATCTTGATTTACATAAAAATTAAAACTAGAATTAACAGCTGGTGTAAAATCTGTACCAACTCGTACAACAAATTTATTTGTTTCATTATCAGGAGAACTTATCTGTTCAATAATGCTAGATCTGCGATTTTCTAATAAGAAATTACCAACAGATATCTCTGTGTCACTTATATTATAATACGTATTTCTTATTTTAGATGCTTCGTTATAATCAGCTTGAGGAATAAGATCAGCATACACTAACCCCTTGCCTTCTTCAAAATAAGTTTGACCATTATTATATTGTGCTACATTTATTTTCCAGAATCCATTAAATTCTTCTTCAAAGCCGTATTCTATTTTACTATAATCACCTATTGCAGTAATTAAGCCTGAATTAGGATCTTCTAAATACGCAGTTCCTTCTACGTTAAGCACGCCTTTGATATCTTTTAAATAAATGACTGCATTGCTGCTATCAACAGCTATGTAGTCGATTAGTGCTGTGCTTACTCCTAAATTTGTTGTAAACAATCTTAAAAATGATCCTACACTAGGAGTTTGGATTATATCTGTAATTTTTATTACTGCTTCGATTTTAGAATCAATAGTATGAAAGTCTTCGATTACAGATTTACTTAATCCACTTATATTGCCATTCCATGGACTATATAAAACTCCACCGTTGAGTGCAGTTTTTTCATTCCATTTTAATTTGACTATATCGCCTTCGGCACTACCTTGGAACATATCAGACGGAGCTCTTACTAAGAAATGATCTACATTTGTGTTAGGTAGTTCTGGATTACCGGTGCTTAATAAATTAAAAGTATCATCTTGTATTCTGTTTTTAATTTGCACATAGTTATCAAATGTGCTAAACGTTGTTGCATCTTTTTTTGAACTTATACTTGCCTTAGCTTCCCATAAACTTTCTTTGTATTTCACAATGTCCCATTTGTTATAATTTTTAGTTTGATCAAAAATACCTTTATAAAATGTTCTTACGAAACTTGCATTCGGAACGCCTACAGCAAGATATTTTCCATCGTGAGACACAGATATACTTTCACCGTAATTCGATTGTGCGCCGTCATAAAAATCATTAGAGTTTGCTAAAGTTTGAGCTAATCCTAAATCATCGTTATCTTGATTTCTTCTGTAATAAAATACCTCGCCGCCGTCGCTACCAGGAGAAGATACATAAACTTCTTTATTATCTGTTGTAAATGTGATAGACTTTGTAAAATCTTGATCAACATCTGGTAAATTGCTAGAATCTTGTAAGTCGTTAGGATTATACTCCTTTGTGACAGAACTGTATACAGGTTGATTATCTAAAACTGCCCATGAATTGTTTTCATAATTATCAATCCATACCTTTTGATTATCAAATATACTGTTTTGTGCAATATTATTATATTGATCAAAATCTTGTACTCTAACTGTTCTCAGCACACTTAAAGTAAATTCTTCTTCAGTAAAATCTAAGAAATCATTTGATTCAGGAATTTCAATAACTATAGTTTCATAATCAATCTGTACAACTTCAAAAAAACCATATAAATTATAAATTTGTGCACCTGTTACTGCTATTAAGTCTCCTTGCACAATAGAATATAAAGAATTTTGCCTTACGGTTAAAGTAGCAGTAGTCCTATCTAAAGTGTCTAACTCAGTGTTAATGCGCATTTCTCTTACAATAAATAGGCTATCAACTATCTGAAATACTGTCCAATTGTTTGGTGCTTTATCTGTAATCCAGATATATTCACCTGGATTTAATTGGTTATTGTCTATAATTTTTAAATCATCAATAGATTGTGTTTTATATTCAACATCATCTTCATGAACATACCCTCTACTTTCGATAAATTCTTCTAAAACTTTTGTAGGAAATAAATTCAAACTATTGCCTGATGGTTTATCTAACAACTCGTGAGTCCTTACTCTGAATACATTATCAAATGTATCATTTGGCAAGTAATTAAGTATTTCAATAGCTTGAGGAGATTCTCTAAATTTAGACTCATCTAAAGGTATTTCAATTTGCTGTAAGTTTTCATATGAACCGTACTTACCGACTTGCACTGCCCATTCTTCGTAAACTTGTACAGTATCAGATTCACCTCTCAAACTATTAAACAATTTATCTATTGCATTTTTTGTGCCTTTGTCTTGCAACATACCTTGGTAAAATTTATACTGCGAAACATCGTCATTTATGATATTAGCAAGGTAATCACGTTTTTGATAACCGATTAAATGTCTTGCAAGTCTATTTTGTTCTTCATCAAAACCGTCACTTTCTATGTCATAAAAGTCTGCAAATTGATTAATTCTATAGTCAAAGTTTGTAATTAATTTTGATTCTGGTTGACTATTTAATTGTGTCCAGTAACTATAGTCAAATACCTTTGTGCCAGGTACATTATATCTTGCAACATAATAAAATTCTTTATTCTTGACAAGTGCTCCAATTTGATAATCTTGCCACGGTTGCCATTCTGTCAATTCGGCATCATCATAAATGAAGCCAGGAATGTTTAGACTACCGTTCCAATTATCGCTTCTATAACCTATTAACTTTAAACGCTCTTGTCTGTATCCTGTACTAGGTTGATATATGATATCATTAAATACAGTTTCATTATCAATTATAACCACATGTTCTTTTTGGACTAATGGTAATTTTATGTTATAAATTCCATTATCGGTATTCTTAACTGTAAGACTAAAACTATTATTATCTCGTAGAATGCTACTAAATTTTCTATTTAAAGGAAGTCCGTTTTCATCTAATAAACTGTACTTGTAAAAATTATCATATATGTCATCTACAATTAAAAAATCTCTTTTAAAATCAATCTCAAATGAACCAGGACTTAACGAAATACTTGTTCCGTTTGACCAACCTTGTTGTGTCCATTCTATAAATTGTTTAGCAGCATTAGTCCAATTTGTAATTGTTTGGGTACTTTCGTCAAAGTAATTAAAATTAAATCCATTTACTTCTAAATATCTTCCGTGGCCTATAAGTAAATCTACTACATCTTGAATATCTCTAAGAACATGTCCATATTTAATTTCTTCTACATTAGTATAATTAAATTCTTTTTTAAGTATGCCTCTACTACCTCCTATTGTAGGTATTTCTGGTATTTGAATTAAATTATCTAAACTAAATTCATTGCCGCTTGTAAAACTATTAGTTGCTCTGTAAATATTTTCATTAACAACAATTTGTCCTTTCGGATAAAACTGTCTAGGTGACCAATTTACAGAGTTTTCTAATTTTCCTCCTACAACTATTGTAGAATCATTATTAGTACTTACTGTTTTATAATAGTAAAACACAGGGTTTTCTTCGTTATAACCAGAGACAATATATCCTTTAGAAGATCTTTCTAAAATAATTCCACTATAAACTATACTATCAATCGGAGTACTTGTACTTGTATATACAGTAATATTTTCATCTGGAATAAAAATACTTGCGGTATTTTGAGCAGCTGGATTTTTACTATCTAGTACAATATTAAGCTTTGCTTTATCTGTAAATCCGCCTAATTTAAAAGAAATTTTATTTTGAATAGAAGTAATATCTTCTTGAAATTCATCATATGTTTTTAATATATTACTACCTATTAATCCGTGTATAAAGTTTACTAAGCCACTTGTTAAGACTTTTTCATTATCAGTATATGTATTAGGAAAAACTAAATTAGTCAATGAAAAATGTCTTCCTGTATAAGAAGAAACAATTTGATTAGATAGATTCTTTTTTGTTCTAGATACATCAAATCCTAAAGCGCAAAACATTGAAGGTTTATTTAATAACATAGCCTTTACTAAACTAAAAGGATATTCGCTACTATTTCTCCATGCATTTTCAACAGGCGCATAATCTCCAAATGTAAACGCAATGTCAGTATCACGAATTACTGTGTTCTTAGCGTAACCAGTACTAATAGGTGATAGCAATTTACCTTGAGAGTCTACAGGTATAAATTTTGTAATCCCCGGACGAGCATATTTTTCGTCAATTTGTACAATTAAAGTTGGATCTTTAATTCTACCTTCTTCAATGTCTTTCCAAAGTATATTATTGTTGCTTGTATAAGGAGCCTTTCCGTAAGTATCCTCCCACCATTTTGGTTTAATTGTTAAACCAAGCATCTCCCAAGGATGCGTGTGGGGACGATCAGTATCATATAAGTCAACGTATACACCTCTCCAATAACCTGGTAAAAAATTTCCATCAATTGCACTTGTAGTTTTAGAATAATTATATGTAAATTGATTTTCATTGCTGTAAAATAAATTAGAAGTATAATCTATACCTGTGTTAGATTGCCACTTAATAAAATCAGGTAAAAGTAATCTATCAATCTTTGATTTAGAAATACCTTTTCTAAATTTACCTCCAACAAACTTATCTTTATTGAATAAGTTTGTTCTATAATTAGATTTAATATTGTTAAAAATTCTTTTTTCTAATTCTAATATTAATTCATCTCTATAGTCTTCATACGCTGATATTCTACTACCATCGTGTCCAATGATCATAGCTTTGCCTATAGGGTAAAGTGTGCATGTGTTATTTTCGTCTTTAGTTATTTTAAATTGAGACTTTGGAGCAAAAAATATACTATTACAACCAGTAAGTTCTACAGTTGTTGTTTCATTATTAGAATCTAATTTTTTTGCTTCTGCTTTACTCAAATATAAAGGATGAAACCAGCCTACGTTTCCTTTAACATCTTGTCCGTACAATTGGTACTTTTCTTTTGCATTCACATTTCCTTGTTGTGCCAGCCATTCATTATCGTGAGAAATTTGTGGTTCATATTTAGGATAAAGACCTAGTTTTGTAGGCGTAGGCGGTATATAGCTACCGTCAGTATTGGCGTATTCATAAACTTCTACAATATCACCTTCTTGTTGATCTACTAATAGTTGTAAAAAGTTTTCTTCTGTAAAGATATAATCTTTGTTATAAAGTAACTGATTGCCATTTAAATAGACTAGTATTGACTTAGTTGATAAAAATTTTAAATTAAAGTTTTCGCTCAAAGGATAAAAACTATTTAAGACATCAAATACTTTATACTCTTTCCTGTCAAATCCTTTGTATCCTAACATATCGGAAAAATAAAAAGGTTGATTCTTTGTTTTATCCTTGTTTAGTTCAGATATAATTAAATCTACATGCTGTTTTTTTTCTCCGTCAAAACCTAATGTTTCTGCAACTTGTAAAAAATTCCTTTTAAATTTATTATATTCTAGCGCAGCATATTCTATAGATTTAACAATATTATAATTTTTATTTAACGTAAGATACATAGATAAATTCATTGGTCCAGAATGCTTTACAAATCTTTTTCCTAATCTATCTACACTACCTATATCTCTTAAATTACTCACTCCGGGATATATGCCATCAAAGTCGGATAAATCGTCAATTATTGTTTTTACATGATCACTAACTTCTCCTAAAGTAAATGAAGCAATGTCTTCATTTAAAGGATTTTTTTCTAAATTTATTGGGAATTCATAATATCCGTTTTTATTTTTTGGTTGTGATGATTCTGTTTTTATTACAATAAAATCACCTACAGGTAATGAATCTTTAAATTCTACAAATAGTTTTCCATTTACTTTTATTAAAGTATATAATTTATTTGATTGTCTAATATTATTAACAAATACTTTAACTTTTAAGTCAATGATTTCTGCAGGATTATCATAAACGTCAATTTCAAAACTTGTTTGCTGATTAATTGTGGAAAGATATTCTCTAACTACTAATTGTTTGGAAATGTTAGGAATAGAACTCCAACCATTTACATACTCAAATTTTTCTCTGTTTGAATACTTTTTTAGAAACCCTGTATTTGTAAATACTGTTTCAGTTACATCTTCAATTTGATATGTAAATGAATCAGATTCTAGATTAAAGTCAAATAATATATCTCCTGAATTTCCTATATTTCTATATGATAAAGGCATACCCAATTCACTATCAACTGCACCTGTACCTTCTTTATAAGAAAATAATTTTGTGCCTCTAAAAGTACTACTGTTGTATACTTCCATATCTCCAAAATTGTCTCCTATAGATGAATACAATGAAAACATAGGCGGTTGATTTATTTTAGTTTTTTCCTGTGCAAGATTCCAGCTATTTTTATAAAAATAAACTTTGCCTTTATTTTTTATACCTTGCTTAATTATTACATTTTGATTTTCTAAAGGTTCAGAGTCAGTAGTTTCTACAAGACTTACAACATCGTCATTTACAATTCTTACAAATTTAACTTCATATATTTTTCCGTTGACTCTTGTGTCTTTATCAGCTATGAATAGCACTCGCATACCTTGTATTAAGTCTACGCCATCGATATTATAACCTTTACTACCCTCTATAGTTGAAAATACATCTGTTGTAAATGTGTCTACTAAGTCAACGTCTTTCTTAAATTCTGTTCCGTAATTATAAAGATGTAATCCTGCTTTAAATTCAATAATAGGTCTAGATGCTTTTGCTGATTCATCGACATCTGATGTAAATTTGTTAAATGTAGCACTTTGTTGTATGACTGATTTGTGGAACCATCTATTTGACCTAGACCAAGCGTTTCCGTCAATACTGCTTCGGTTAATAGTAATGTAATCTTTAATATCTGGATATCCTGTAGCTGTAGAATATGGAAGTCTGTCAAACTTATCTGTGTCGTAATCAATAACTTCTGTAGACGTGTAAGCTTGAGGAAGTATGAGATCATCTTCTGCAATTAGTTGTATACTTGTGCCAACGCCATCGACATAATAGTTGCCTTCAGCAAAATATTCAGGAGTAGTTTGACCTCTAAAAAATACCTTTAATCCATTTGTAAACACAACTCCGTTAGCACTTGTATAAGTTTTTGCACCTATAATTTCATCACGTACATTTAAGTATGTGTTATCTTCTATATCGTATATTCTAAACTCACCACTCATATCAATGTCGTTAGAATTAATATAATATAATTTGTTAGGCGCACTATACGGAACAGTAAATTCAATTACACCCCTAGTCATATAGATATTAGCTATCTCTTCGCCTTCATTACCTAATTTTCTTATACCGTCTGGATATAGTGTACTTACATTATCTGAATCTTCAAATGTAACTCCGCCTAGATTAGGTAATACTATAAAATCACCTGCGTCAAATTCTGCACCGAATAGTTCTGCATCAAAAAGACCATCATTTCTTATACCGTCAGTTGTTGCAACAATAACTGCATTACCAGGAGTAAATGATCTAGTTATTGCAATAGCTATGGGATGATCTGGACAATCTATTTCAAATCTATACTTTTGTCCTCTAAATAATTTTACACTTGGGTTACGTGTTAGTCTGTTACTGAATACATATGCATAATTGCCGCCTTGATTTTCAGCAGTTATAATGTATGTGCTTGTTACATCTTCGCTTTGACCTTCAACTGGAACACTTAGAGGACCGTTAGGTAACCAATAATACTCTCTAAAATTAATAAATTTGTCCCAATCGATATTAGGATTCCAAGGATAGTATTCTTGTTCATTTATTTGACTATGGTCACTTACATCAACATTAAAAAATTTTAATTGGTTTATATAATCATTATAATCTTTGAAGAACTTTACATTATCTATGTTGTCTTTAATAACTAAACTAGGTTCTAGTTGATATGACTGTCTCTGAGTCGTAATTTCAGGAATGTAAGTATCTGTTGCTCTAAAACCTTTTGCAGTTTTTCTACCTACAAAGCCACTTATTTTTTCCGCTACGCCTGGCTGAATAAGTTGATCAATTGTTGCTTGTAAAAATTTTAAATTTGCTTCAGATCTAAAAAATCTAGGAAGAAATCTTGCACTTTGTCTTTTATCATCATCTGGAGTAGGTAGTCTAAATTCGCCTTGTGTATTTGCCATTAGTAATTACTTCCTTCACCATTATTATTTGCAACATTTCCGACTGGATTGTAAGTTACAGATGTAGATTGTGTGCCTTCTCCTGTAATTATAGATGCACCACTTGTTTGATTTATTGTGCTCACTGAGCTACTGCTAGGTAAAGTAGTAGGAGCATTTGCACTCCTTGTTTGTACACCTTGCATATTACTAGATATACTAGTAATTACTAAACCAGACGACTGTAAGTTTGTTGATGTATGCTCATCGATAATTTCAATATTATCTACTGTTGCAGCACTTAAAAATATTTCATTAGATTCTGATTTTATTTCGAATAAACTGCCAAATACTTGATCAACTTGCTTTGGCACAACAACTATACTAGATAAGTTAGGAGATAAATTATTCATAATATACGCACTAAGCTCTTGGAAGTAAAATACATCACCAAAGTCCCAATTTTCTATTGCAAAGAATTGTGTAATCAATTGAATAATATTTGATTTAAGTTGATTGTTGTTAACAGATATTCCTGCATTTTTTACAACTTTAAAAATTACTTGTAATCTTGGATCAGCTTTTTCTCCAAATAGCATTTTATATGTAACTGGATGAAATACAACTTCGTCACTGATACTTTTAATTTGTTTAATACTATTTCCGTAATTCCTAAATAATTCATCAGAACTAGGTGGTAACGGTAAAGTAGTTAATCCGCCATTAATATATTTCCTTACCTGTGTGTCATAATCTTTAGTTAATACATATGTATCTAAAATATTACTACTTGCAGGATCTATTCTATACTCAGAATCAGCTACATGTTTATAGTGAAATTTTAAATCTGCTCTACCTACAAATGCTCTATATTCATCGGTAATAGTCATATTGTTTTGTGACTTGTTTAATATTTTAAATAAATCAAAATCTACTATATAAAATATTTGTCCATCTACTTCTGCATTTACATTAATAGGATCTAATGCATCGTTCTGGCGAATTTTTACTGTTCCGTCTGTATTATCAAAATATTTGTAATCATCAACACCGTCTACAGAACTGTATTTTTTCTGAAATATAAATCCTGTCTCATCTACAATGTCTTTAAATAATTCTGGATTATCTGATATACCGTCATCGTCACTATCATATAAAGATAATTCAATACGTCTTGTGTCATTATAGCCTTCAGTATCTTTATATGATGAAGAAATACTCCAGTCAAAGTCTTTATTAAAAGGACTTAAACTGTTAGGTTGTGTGTTAATACCTAAAACAGTAATTTTATCTTGTTCAATCTTACCTGTTTTTGTATTATAAACTTTATCAGCACTATCAAAGAAAAATCTTACTTCTGATTCGCTTTCAAATACATATCTTAAATTTCTGTAGGTAACATTAAAACTTTGTCCGTCAGTTCGAAAATAAAATAACCAACTATTATCTTGATTAGTTCTAGAAATATCGCCTTGACGTTGTAAACTAAAAGGAGTATAAGTGTTCAAATTATCACTTGTTATAATTTTCCATTCGCTTGAATTTTGGTCAAACCTTAATCCAAAATCTTTATATGCAAATGCTCTATCTATAATTTGTTTTTTAACATCAGAAATTATAGAGTTAGCATATTTAGGTAATATTTCAAATAATATTGCACCGTCTGGTATTATATCATTAAAAACAATCGGTCCAAATCCGTCATCGTCAACAAGTGTGCCATCCGCATCAACTGTCTTTACAGTTGTCCATACATATAAACTGCTTCCTGCATGATCCGGTGCTCCTTGCATTAACTTTCCGTTTTTCATAAAATGATATCCATCCGGTGCAGCAAATTTACACATTGCACCAGGTTTAATATTTTTTAAAGCGTTAGTTGTATACGTGCCAACACTATAGACACTAGATGTTGCAGTGTTTCCATTAGCACTTAAGAATATTTCAGTTAAATCTAGTATTTGTTCAAAGTAACCAGTCGATCTATTTGTTTTAGATGTTGATTGGCGCCAGATAGCATTTAAATCTGTAGTGTTTACTTTATCAAAATTTTCATTATAATAATTTTTTAGACCGTTACTAGATATTCTTGATTCTATTTGACTGTAAATTATTCCTTCTATGTCGGCTTGTGTTGTAAAGTTAAAGGAAAAATTTTCTAAATATTCTTCTCTGTATAATACACCATCAGATGCAAATATACTTGTAGTTGAATATTTTCCTGTAGGATCTGTCAGATCAAAGTATCTGCTTATTCCACTAGATACTCTGTTTACTGTTTTAGTTTTTATAATATTTTGATCTATGCCTAAAGGTCCGATATTATAATCTTCGGCTGTAATTAATCTATTCTGAGTATAATAATTAGAAGGTGCATTTTGTTTTATGTCAGCACTTGACTCGCTTTCTTCACTATTATTGACTGCACTTTTTAAACTTAAACCAATAGTCAACGTTTCTTGAGAATTGTTACGACTAATATAAGGAATTTGTAAATTTATATTCTGTAAATTTCCAGGATTTATAATAATACTGTTGTTATCGCTTGTTCTATAGTAAACTCTAAAGTTACCTGAAGGTAAATTACCAAATACACCGTCACTAAAAACTAAATTTATTCTATCATCTGTCCTAGTTGATACAGTATAAACATTTTTTGTATCTTTAAACAAGCTATTATATATTATATTATTACCTTCAACTGAATCTAATTTAGTCCATAATTCAGATTCGAAATTATTAGAATCTACAGAATATAACCATACATCACTATTGTTAATATTAGTATCATCTATTGATACTATTTGATTCGGAACAGGAGTGCTTGAATTAAATGTTGCATTTTCTAACTGTCCTTGTCTGAAGTGCATAAAAAATCCTGTATTAGAACTTCCTGCGCCTTGGCTATCATCTCTATAGACAAAGGATGGATTATTTCCAGGTAAAGGTGCTTCTTCAACTATTGTGTCATTTTCTATACCTGTGCTTACTATTTCAAACCTAGTAGATATGCCTTCTACAGTTTTACTAAATCCGTACACTGGAACGTCTGTATTAAGTGCGTTGAATCTATATTGTTCAGTTAGCACTCCTTCAATATTTGCTGAAATAGTAGGAGACCCTATGCCTTCGGCGTTCGGCAAAGCTGCATTAATAATTTTTACAAACTGTTCAAAATAATTTGGATTAGATCTATCATTCCAAAGAATTTTTGTACCTTTTAATCCTTTTCCTGTACTATCGATAATATTTTCTGTTGTAGATATAGAATCAAATTTTAGCAAACCATTAGCAGGTTTATTTCTTTTTGGATTATAAGAAATAAGTTTAGCTAATCTTAATACACTTTCTCTACGCTCTGCTGTTTCTAAAAAGTTTTCTCTAGCGTTAAGATCCATTCTAAAGGATAAGTTTTGTCCTAAGAATGCAATCAAATCGATAAGCGCAAGATATTCAGAGCTTTCAATGTAATCGTTAAAGTCTTCTGGATAATTTTGACGCAGATAATTAATCATTGTTCTACGTAGATTGTCAAAGTCGTAACTTTGGAAGTCTGCATTACTAAAAGATTGATAAATTTTCTTCCAATCTTCAGTAGCAATTACACGAGATTGCCTATCGGTTGATGACATAGATTATTCCTTCATGTTATATGATATTTATCAGGAATAATTATGTATGCATATTATTAACTTAAGGCTTCTCTATCAAATCGCAACATAAGTTCTTCTGATATATTGTAAGGTAAAAATACTAATAATGCACTTACTTCTATACCACTTTCGTAAGTATCAACTATAACTGATTCAGCTGTTACCCTATCATCATAATTAATTATTTCTGCTACATCACTTATAATTGCGTCTCTGTTTTCATTAGTAAACGGTTCAAACAACATATCCCAAATAATTGTACCAAATTGCGGATCGCTTAATTTTTCACCTTTTCTAATATGAAAGTGATTTATTATGTCTTGTTTTATAAGTTCAAAATCATAAAGAGCAAATCCTTCATTATTTTCATTTATTGTAGAAAATCCTCGATAAGCACTTCCTTGAGAAACCCTCTTATTTCCTGTATTTGCTTTTACTTGTACTCTTTTATAAAGATTTTTTTCTAATGTACTCATTTATATTTCCTATTTTTGAGCGAATTGATTATAAAATGCGCTTCTTACAACGTTTGTTCTTCGTTTAACGCCCTTATGGTATGCTGCTAATACTTCTGGTGAACATAGCCAATAATACCAACCTTTGCCATTTGATGCAAATTTTCTATCAATACCCACAATATCAACATGCATACCGTCCGGAATTCCCGGCATATATCCGTGTTTAGATCCTATACCCTGTCCACCGTTAGCAAAGAATTCTTCAACAAATTGAGTAAATCTTGGAGTATCGCGTTTAATACGTTTACCAGTTTCATAGTCAAAAATTTGTATATCAGCAGCACTTCCCCAGTCGTGGCGCAATGAACCTGTACGCACTCTAACATTTCCTAAGCAACCTCTTCCTTGACTATCTAATCTATGAGTAGGATCCTTTCTCCATTCTGACTTAGGCATTTGTCCAGCACTTATTATCAAAACCTTTGTATCACATATAGTCGCTGTTTTATCCAACAACTGTAACATTCTAGGCTCTAATGGATACCACCTAGATTTACCGCTTTTTTCTTTTAAGTTTTTAATTTCAGGTTGATATGTTACTCTATCTGTTTCTGTATAACCTTCTATTTTAGGCGGCACATAAGGCTTATACCCTCTTGCTCTTGCATCAATCGCCAGCATATCTCCACTATCTCCTACTTTGATAGTATCGCCTTCGTCATTTTGCCATACATCGCCTGTATTGCCTTCTTCGTTAGGAATATCAATGGATGTCATGTCTCCGCCAGATCCAGATACTCGAACACTTGTTTGAGATATTGATCCGCTTTGTAAGAATGTATCTGGAGAAATAAATCTATCAGCGGAAACCATTAATCCTGGTGATTCTCTGTCAGTTTGATCCTTTTTAAATCCTAAAGGATTAAGATTTTCATGATGTGTCCATGGCTCGTGCTGCGGTGCTCTAGGAACAATCGATGTGTAAGGAACAGGCTGCGAAACTCCTGGTAGTACATACGGTAAAGTAATTTCAGGTAATGGATTAACTATTGTAGGTAGTGCAACATTAGTTATACTATCACTTGCTGTAATTGCTTTTGCAGCATTAGCAGGAAGTAATGCATCTACACCCTCAGTAGCAGCAGTTGCACTTCCTGATAATCCGCTATTTAAGTGTATTTCGCCTGCATCAGCTGCTATAACTCCAGCAGCTTGTATATTAACATTTAACCCGGTTGTATGATAAGAACTCTGTCCTGAAACTACATGATATGTAGTTCCAGATTCTTCAAAAATAGATAATTCTGCAAGACTATTAATATTTGCAGTTTTACTTTGATTAAAGATGTTAGTTTCTGCAATATTATGAATTTCGCCAGTTACAGTTTTGTTAAAAATACTTGTTTCTGCGGTATTGTGTATTGATCCTGTTGTAGTTTTATTAAGAATATCTGTTCCTGCTGTAAAATTTATAGATTCAACAGCATTTGTTAAGACACTTATACCAGCTCTGTAATTTAAAGTACCCTCTGCAGTCAGCATATAGTTACCTGCAACATCATTATAAAAATTTGAGCCAGATGATTGATATATTGATTGAGATGCTTTTAAATGTAATGCACCATTCATTGCTTCACTATACATATGAGATCCGCTAGTAAAACGAGTGCTTTTTCCTGAATGAGAAAAAATGTCATCGCCTACAGACAAATGACTACTAGTTCCTACTGTAACTTTGTGTTCTCCTCCTACTAGATGACTTGTATCAAAGGCACTTTCAATTTGTACTCGGCCGCTTTGCTTATTTTGTTCAAAATGTTTAAAGTCACTCCATCTTGCACTAGCTTTTATATTAACATTTCTGCCGGCTTCCATATTAATATCTCTTTCAGCAGTAATGTTTAAATCAGTATCAGTCATAATGCTAACACTATCTTGTGCATGAATATCGATTTTTCCATCACTGGTCATTTCTATCCAAGTTGTGCCTCTAGCATTACCTATGTAAATTAAATCTTCTGAATTGTGCATTAAAATTTGATGACCAGTTCTAGTTCTAAATCTCATAAGCTCGTTTTGAGGAATTGTTTCGTCGCCTCCTAATTCTTGTGCTCTTTTGTTAACATAAATCGGAGGACCGTCTTCAGCATGAGTTGCTCTGATGAGATTTTCATCTCCGTCGTCCATTACAAAACTAGATCCGCCGAGTCTGTTATACGGGATATCTATTCCGTTTATATCATCTCCATATTTAGCCTTTGGATGATTTTCTCTTTTATCCAAAGGACCTGGAGTGTTCATTCCAAATACCATACTAGGAGCTTCTCGTCTAGAACTAGAAGTAGTTGTTCCCCTAGCCTCGTCATCTAATAATCCTTGTACTTGTAATACCTCGGTAAAATCTTTGTTATAAGGCTTTTTAAAAAGTTGAGGATCAACAGCAGTACCGTCTTCTAATTTTTTATTATATTCTCCTACGGGTAATTTTTTATTTTTTAAATCATCTGGTGTGTTTTCTGTATGTAATGTTGTAGCTGGATTTGCTCCAGGAACCATCATATTCATATTGTTATCTTGTACACATCCTATCCAATAACCGTATGCAGACATTCCTTCAGCAAATATAACTAACACCCGAGATCCTACATCAGGCGGGACAGCCCAGAAGCCATAACTTTTTTGAGTGCTTTCAAAATTATCATTTTCTTTTAGCCCGAAAGCAGGAGTAGCACCATAAAATGGAGACAAATACTTTGCAATTGTTAATTGGCCAGTTCTTTCTGGTATACCACTTGACGAAGATCTTCTAATAAGTTCTACTTCTAGTGTGCCTTGATGATAAGGGTCTAAATGACTGACAATAATAGCTTCAAATGGACCACTATTATTAATAACACCATCTTGTAAAGTTGTTCTTTTATAACTCATACTACTACTATTCTTCCTGTACCATCATTAGCAAATTCTTTTTCAGGATCATCATAGAAGACATCACCGTCATATTTGACTTTTATTTTTTCTTCGTCAGGTGCTTCGCCAATTTCCGCACCATCTTGGTCGTATATCTTTCCGTCTCTTTCACTATATGTATTATTTACAATTTGTAAGATTTCTAGTGAGTCAGAACTTTCTATTAATTTTTCAAAAGACGCAACTTCATTTTCTTGACTAGAGTTACTTTCGGTAAAAGTTTGCGGTAATGGCTTATCTGAAACTCCTAAAAGACTATCAGTCTGTACTTCAGCTACTTGAGTAGATTTTATTTCATCTATAGGTAAAAATACAGTTTGCCATATTTCTGCTTTGTTAGAAACATCTTTAAATTGATTCATATATTCATAACGTTTATTAGAGTTTGGTTCTGTAAATGGATCAACTCCTGTAGCTTGTATAAATACATTTCTTGTACTTGTTAGATCAACTACATTTTGTTTTTCTCCAAAAAACGCAGCTGCCGTTTGGGCCGATGTTATAGCATCGTCTAGTAATTGAGGATTACTTACTATATCTAAATCTATAACTTTTGATATATGCTCAAAGTTTTGTTTACCTGTAATACCTAAAAATCCTGCAGGAGCAAATGTACTTCCTCCATTGTTTTTTAAAATTTCATCATAAAACTTTTCAGGTGATGATTTTAAATCATTAAGTTGTGCATCGGAAAAATTTGCTACACTTGGTCCAAATCTATTCCTTATTTCATTATTCGGAACATTTACATAAGATTTTACATACCCTGTTGTAAGACCTGAAATGTTTTCGCACATACCTACAATATTACATACGCTATTTAAATCATCTATTCCTACTTTACTTAATTGATCTTTGATTTGTTTAGCATTTTCTATCTTAGTTTTATCGGTAATTTCTATTGGAATTCCCGAAGGCCCAGCAAATATAGTCTTGTTTACTGAATTTTGAACTTTTGGATTATCGCTTTCTATTGCGACTCCGGTCTGCGATGTGCCAGGCGGAGCATAATCAGGAAAGTTTCTTGTACTTGTTTTTCCTAAATGACAAACATCTCTTATTTTTTTTCCAGTTCTAAAATCATAACGATCATCTTGTGGATCTATTCTTTCATATGTATAGGCATTTTCTACAAATGGTAACTCAGAAGGTGTTGAAGGATGAGAATTTATAAATTTACCACCTGTAGTAATTTGTCCGTTACTTACTGCATGTTCAGTAATTCTTTTCTGATTAGAACCTATATTTGGACTAGCTGTGTTGTTGCTATTTGTTGTTACATCAACTCTTGTGCTTTTTCCTGTGCCTCCTTTTTTGGCATCTTTTATTGATTGTAAAAATTCATCTGGATTGCCGTGCGCAGAATTATTTAAAACACCAGAGTAATAACTTTCGCCTTTGGCTTTTCCGTTAATTGGTATTGGTAAAGGTATACTAGCAAATTCTTTACATAGATTTATCATAAAATCAATATCAGTAAATTTGCCTAGTTTCCATTTTTTATAATTCCTAACATTATATAATCTTCCTAAACAAATTACATCCTGTATTTCTGGTGTAAAAACTGTTAGATCTTTGTCTAGTCCTAGATATTTTATTGTTTCTTCTAAAGGAGATTTTATAAACTGATATCTACCAATTGCACAACTTTCCGTCTTTCCAGTACGTTTTTTTTGTTCAGAAAGAAGTTCATTTTGAAATTTTTGCACTCCTCTTAAAGTTTTCGATGTAAGTGTAGCATGTTTACTATCGCTGTAATGTGCATAATAACCATACCTACCAGATTCTCCTTTTGCTATAAGATCTAATATTGCCCTATCAACAGAATCAATAACAAATGCAGTTGTACTAATAGGATCTTCTTCTACAGCATCTGGTAATTTACTACTATCTATAATATTTAAAATTTCAGATGTAGAGGCGTCTTTTTTAATTGTAGTAGACAAATTAAAAGAATTAATTCTAGCAGCATTACTGTCACCTGCAATAATTGCTCCTGGATAAGAATTTTTTATTTCTGCTGCGCTTTCTTTCTTTAACAATTCAGGTTGTTCTTTTCCGTGATATAAACCGTCTACACTATAAACAGTTGCACCTGCGCTAGTTGCTGCATTTTTAACTAAATCATGTAATTCTGGAAATCCGTATTCTTTGTCTGGATTTGGTGGTACAATTACTATGTTTGTGTAGCCTTTAGCTTTCGCATTTTTTACTATAGATGTAACATTTTCTGCTGTTTTAGATGTATCATCTATATCTGATGTTCCAGCAGCTATTATAATTGTATCTGACATTAAAATCCACCTCTCATCCGAAAACTTCCATCTCTCTTAAACGCTTCAATTTTACTATTTGTAAATGCAGTTGATGATTGAGAAAATGTGCCTGTTGGAGTGTTTGTTTGATTCTGTACTCTTTGTAGTTGTAGATTCTGAGTAAATTGTCCATTATTAAAAGTATGTGTTACTCCCCAGCAATTAAATAGTCCGCTAAAAGGTTTTACAAGTTCTGGCATTCCCATTAGAAATTGTCCATTAAGTTGTGGATAATCTAAAGGTGTTTTAAAATTAATAACAATGCTTAAAGGATGAAATCTTGTATCAGCTCTACCAGCTATAGTTAAATTTTTTCCTACAACTTTCTGTCTACCATTTCCTGCATCTCTAGGAATATAATACGGATCTCCCCAAATTGTTAATTCTGCGGTTACCATGTTCAATGGAGAATTTATGATATCTGAATGAAATTTCTCTGCCCTATTTCTTTTAGCCAACGCCTCAGGATCTGTTGGTTTTTCTGCACCGTTTAAAAATTCTTGCTCATACTTAGTTCCAAGTTGGCTTGTGCCTGTTAATTCCCTAAGCTCTCTACTAGTCCTAGTTTCAAGTTTTTGGCTTTGATTCCTATCTACAATTTTTGTGTTATCGCCTGCACTTACACTACCTTTGTCGTAATCTGCTAATACTAATTCATAAAATGCATTATTAAAATTTAAACTAAAATCTAAAACATCTTCATTTTTTCCAGAATATATATAATTGTATTCTTTTTCTGCAGATGATTTTCTTTCGGGTATTCCTGTCGGAGCTTCTTGCGACCCCATAACCGTAGATTCACACACTAAAGAAGGAACAACACAATATACATAGGTCATTCTAGGACGTCCTAGCTGTGGATTTATAGCATCTTGGTCCTCGATAAAAACCATTTGATCTATTTTTAGATATCCTTTTAAGCCAGCGGCAGGATTTTTATCAATAGCTTCTTGAACATACTTAGTATCTAAGCATACATCTGTAATAATTTGAGAAATTCTAGAATTTTGTTTGTATTGATAACTTATTTCATTTCCGAATTCTGGTAAAACTTCAAATTTAACTTGTCCTGGACCATCAGTTCTTAATTCAGTGCGCTGCTTTTTATTCATAGTATTTTTACGTCTTGCTACATCGTCAGCTACTGGACTTGTTCCTATAATATTAATATTTTCAGGTCTACTTCCCCAAATTTTTAAATTCTTAAAATATGTTGTTGACGGAGAATATGTGCGATTAAAAATAACACCAGTGTCACCAGTGAATTGTATGTCATCTTGCATATTCAATGAAACATTAGATTTTGAATTATTAATTCTATTTTGTTCTTGCTGGTCAAATAATAAACTTTCTTGTTCTGTTATATTTAGGCCCTTTAATGCATCGTAAATATCTGCAGAATCTTTTGGAAATAATATAAGATATCTATCATAACCTGCAATTAAATTATTATTTTCAGCATTCTCAAACAAAGCATTTACAGAAGCAGTGACACTTTCTTCTCCAGTGTTTAACACCTCATGTGCAAGTGTACCTTTTGCTTTTATATCTGTTAATACTATATCTACTGAATCTTCAAAGGCTATTTCAGTAAACGCTACAGCACTGCAAGAATATCTGCTACCTGCTCCGTCGACATCAAAATCAATACGTGTAATCATTATAGGAATGTAACTAGGAGGAATTTTACTAGGAATAGCATCTCCATTTACATTATAACCTGTAAATTCAATTTTAATGATAAATGGCAATTTATTAAAACTACCGTAGTTTAAATCATTAGCTGTTTCTCTTATTGCTTCTAAAAATTGTCCCATAGAATATGGTTCAATAATATCAAATGTAATTGCGGTTCCAACTGACACTCCTGTATTAGGATTTGGTGCTACGACTGATTCAATTCCTAAATTATCTATAAAATACTCTAAATGTGCTTTTTTATCGGCTCGATCTAGTGTCTCTTCAGCTGAAGTCCTTTGTCTAGAATCTAAATTTCCTCCTCCTGATTTACAAATTAAACGTGCTATCTTTCCTTCTTTAACATATGTGTCAGGAAAATTCAACTGATCAGGTGATAATACACCTAAAGAAATAACGTAATTATATGAACTAAATTCTCTTAAAGGGTTTCCTAATTTTCTAGATCCATCAGAACCTAGTTTTTCGGGTATCCCTATATTAGTTAATGTATTTGTAAACAGATCAAAGTTAGGAATTAATGTATTATACAAATTTGACATATTTGCTGTAAAATCTGTAGTTGTGTTATCTACATCCGGATTGATCCAATTTTTAGGATTAAATATTTTTACATTCTGAGCATTTGTAAAATTAGTAGTAACATTACCTAAATTTTTTCCTAAAACATTTCGTATTGCCTCGCCTGCTAACCCTGACAATATATCATTTGGTGAAGATTTACTAAGCTGTGCAGCAGAATTCATTAAACTTATGCCAGCACTTATTTTTCCTAACGGAGAATTTGTGTTAGATAATGTTTGAAAAGAATTTATAGCATTTATTAATGGTGTATCAGCAGATAAACTGTTAAGAACATTTGATAAAGGATTAGTTGCGTTAGACGTAGCAGTAGACATTCCTTGCGATGATACATTAGTAGCATAACCAACACGTTTTGCAATTTGATCTGCTGTTAAATTTTTAAATTGAGATTTTATAGCAGAGTCAAGGCTAGGTATTTTTTGCTGTAAAGAAGAAATACCAGCTGCAAAAGCAAATGATTGTAAGTTAGACTGAATTACACTATTTTGTAATTTAGGATTTATAGTTTTTCTTGCTGCATCAACAAGAGCCTGTACTTCATTTACATTAGGATCTGTTGCAGTAACAAACGGTGCTACATATTTTGAATTTTCATCTGTAACCTCACCTAAGGAGTAATTTACATTTGAACCTATAGAACTTTTTAATCCATTACTTGCCTTATTTGTACTAGTGCTTTTCGTGACAGTAGATGCTACACTGTTAATCGTTGTAGTTGCAAGTGCATTAATTGCAAAATTTAACAAATTATTTGCCATTTAGGCTCCTAAACTTTGTTGTAAATTTTTTCCTTGCGGCAAATAAATTTTAGTTCCTGCTACAAAGTCAAATATAGGATCTTTTAAAACATCAACATTTCGTTGTGCAAAAACCCACCATAAATCTTTAGAACCATATAGATCAAACGCTAATAGATCAGGTCTATATGTGTATACATTTGTAATTTCATATAAAATATCATCAGATGAAACAGGTATAGGTCTTGGTTTAAAAATATCTAAATAACCTGCTACATTAATTTCTGTATTTCCATAAAAACTAAGATTAGACATTAAATAAATCCTTCATCACTATCAACAAATCCGCCATTTGCAAAACTTTTTAGATCAAAACCAGCTACTGAGCGTCTTGCATAAATTGGTGCAACTTGGACAGTAATTGTAGATTGTGCAGGTACGTAGTTTTCACTAGAAGCACCTGATGTTGGTATACTGCATGGAATATAATCTACATCTGCAGATAAATCAGTTGTAAAACTAGTAATTAGAACTGGTACATTATTCATTACATATTTTCCGTAGCCATTTAATCTTGATATAGGAGGCGGTCTTCCGTTGCCATCTCTATCACCGTAATACATTTTAGTCATTGTTCTTAAAAAATGTATACAAGCAATCCAATATTTTGCATCACTTTCATTCTCTACAAAAAAATCGCCATTAATTGTAATCGTATCAACTTGGCTGTTTTGGTATGCATAAAATGGATAATTAGAGTGTGTAGGTGTAATTGTTGAATAATTTGCACTATGTCCTAAAATAATTGTAGGAGTAAAAGGAAAAATCATTCTGTTGTCTGATCCGGGTTGTGTCAATGGTTCAAGTACAGGACTACCTTGAGAGATCACACTAGGAACTTGCAGGCTTACTCTCCAATCCGCTGGTTTATCATCGACTGGCCCTTGCACACGTACAATTTTTTTAGCCGGAGGATTGGCACCTTCTGCTAAGTCGCCTCTTCTTTTTTCAGATGGGTCAAAATAATTCCGATAAAGCTTTTGCGCTTCTTGGCTTCCTACGGGTCCTTCATTTATACTCATAATTTTTCCTTGCTATACTATTTAGTTGACAAAATTAACAGAGTATGTTATGTTTATTATTAACAAGGAATGATATATGCGCAAAAGAAATTACCTAAATAACAAAGATCTATTATTAGAAATACATAAATCAAAAAATAGCTTTAACAGCTACATAGAACCAAATTATGCAAACTTTGATATTATATTAGCAGATGTAAGTTCTATTAATATTAGAACAATTGCTGAGGCAAAAAGAAACAAAGCCAAACGTTTATCTGCACTAGAATACGAGACCCGTAAGATAGCAGGTGAAAAAGTAAAACAAGCAGATTGTGAAATTGATTATAGGACTATTACAAAAGAAGAATTAATCTTTCGTATTATGACATTTGATCATATTCCTGAAGAACCAGGACGTAAGAAAAATCCTAAAACTGTTGCAGATACTAGAACAAAATTAAATTTTCCTCCATTTCAGCACTACAAGTTTAACGAGAACGACGAACTTGTTTGTGTAGGTAAAAGTCATTGGGAA